ACGCCGTGCAGAGTGTTGGAAGTGTTGGCAAACTGCAACCCGGCAAACTGCGGGTTTTTGGGCGGGATTGGCTTTGATGCACGAATCGGTTGAGGGTGAAGGTGTCCCCTTCCCCGGACAAACGCGGACCCGGCAACACGAATCAGCGGAAAGAGTTTTTAACTTCCGTTCTTGACATTCGGGGCGGCAAGTCTGCCGGGAATTACCGGCGCTTGACGAAGGACGTTGTAATTTATGATGAGTTGGACGCATTTGACAACGACATAGAGGGGGAAGGCTCCCCGCTTTCACTTGGAGATAACCGGGTTGAAACGTCTTCATTTCCAAAGTCAATCAGGGGGACCACACCCGGGGAAGATCACAAAAGCCTGATCCGTCCTTCTCTGGAAGAAGCTGAATTGATCCTTCATAGGTTCCTTCCCTGTCCACATTGCGGGAGCCCGCAACGGCTGAAATGGAAGAATTTTGACTATGACGAAGAAGACCTTTCAACCGTCAAATATATTTGCGAAGTCAACGGCTGTTTGATCGACAACAGCGCCCTTCCTGACATGGACAGGGAAGGATATTGGGGGACCGACAACGGGGAATATTACGATGAAGAGAAGCGGGCCTTTTTCAAGCATGACGGGGCGGTAATGAATACCCCGGAACACATAGGGGTAAGGATTTGGAGCGCTTACAGCTATTTTTATACATGGCGAAGCCTGATTTATTCTTACCTGGAAGCAAGGCGGGAGTTGCAGACCGGCAAAAATAAGAAAATGAAGGCTTGGGTAAATACCAAGCAGGGTAAAACCTTCAAATGGGAGAAGGAAAAGCAACTTGATCCTTCAGCCTTTGAAAAGCGGCTGGAAGCCATGGGGGACAGAATCCCGGAAGAAATCCTTTATATTACCCTTTCGGCGGACATTCAGGGCGGCAAGGATGCGAGGATTGAACGGGAGTTCATAGGATGGGGCCTGAATAGTCAATCATGGGGGCTTGGCTATGCGGTTTACAAAGGGGACGCTGAATTTCCCGAAGTCTGGACGCACCTTGACAGGGACATTGACAAGAAGTTCACCCGGGAAGATGGGGTTGAATTGCCGGTTTCCATTACCTGCATTGATGCCGGTTACGCACAAAAGCAGGTTTTGAACTTCACCAGGCCGCGGGAACGGAAGCGGGTTTATGCCGTCAAGGGCCATTCATTGCCAGGAAAGCCGGTAACGAATGGCTTCAAGCGGATCGGGAAGAACAATGCGCGGTTGTATATGATCGGGACGGACACGGCAAAGGATACAATTTTTTCCCGGCTGGCGGTAACAGGCCAGGAAAAGGAAGGGTTTTGCCACTTCCCGGACAATTACCAAAAAGGCTATTTTTCCGGGCTCCTGTCAGAAGAAAAGGCCTTCAACAAGAAGGATTCAAACAAGTACACCTATCAGAAAAAGACACCTGACACCAGAAACGAGCCCCTTGATATACGGGTTTATGGGCTTGCCGCTTTTGATATTGGCAATCCGAACATGGAACAATTGAAGCAACAAAAATGCTCTTCCGGCGAAGGCGAAGGGTACGAAGCAAGGGGGTGACAGCTTGAATGAACGTGATTTGATTAAATTGTTAAGCAACCTTCAGGGGAATCAAAAGCTTGCCGTTGAAGAGTTTCTTTTTCTCTTCATCGAGATTGCTTCAGAAGGGTTTTCAGGGGAAACAAGTTTTGTCATAAATTGGTTAAATGGAAATGTCGGAACATTTGATTATATCGAGAAAAAGAAGCTGTTGAAGGCCGAGAGACCAAACAGGAGAATAAGAAGCCGGGGGCTTGATAATTAAAAAAAAATAGTTGACTATTTTTTGTGAATAACTTTACATATAGATAGTACGCGGACACTTACGGGGCTGATTTTTTTTCAGACACCTAAAAGGCCGAAGATGGTTTTTAACCTTCTTCGGCCTTTTTTTTGCTTTTTTCGCAACGGGGAATGATGGCTGAAGCATATTCAACACAGCTTGACCGGGTTCAAACCGCGATCCGCGAAATTGAAGAGAACGGCGCAACCGTTTCTTATTCGATCAATGGCCGTTCAGCCACTACGGCGGACCTTGATACGCTTTACAAGCGGGAAGCCCGCTTAATTTCACTTGTCAACCGGGAAAGCCGGGGCGGCGGGGCCAGGGTACGGCGCTGCATTCCGCAGGGGTAACGATGCGGCTTCATATCGAAAAAACAAGGATTGACAGGGCAATTGAAAGTATAGCGCCGGGTTGGGCCGCGAAGCGCTATCAAAAGCGCTATGTAATGGCAATGGCTGAATCTTACGCGGCCGGTTCCCGCAAGCGTTCTTCAATGGCCGGGTGGAATCCCCTTGGCAATGATGCCGACACGGACATTTTACCGGATTTGCCAGCAATGCGGAACCGGTCCCGCGACCTGAACCGCAACAGCCCAATTGCCCGGGCGATAACAAATACAAAGGTGACAAACGTTGTCGGCTACGGGCTGACCCTGAAGAGCCAGCTTGACCGGAAAATATTGGGGCTTTCGCAGGAAGAAGCGGATGAAGCAGAATCGAGAATTGAAGCTGAATGGCGGCTTTTTTCGGAATCAAAATATTGTGACATAACCGGAACGCTGAACTTTCGCGGGCTCCAGGGGTTGACCCTTCGTTCTGTCCTGGAAAACGGGGACTTGTTCACCCTGTTGATTCATCAAAACAGCAACCGTTCCCCATATTCCTTGCGGATTCAGCATATTGAGGCGGACAGGGTTTGCAACGAAAAAAGCGCGGCCGATTCTCCGAAGCTGGCCGGGGGAATCCTGACGAATGAACACGGGGAAGTTTTTGAATATCAGGTATTGGCGGGACACCCGGGGAATATTTTTGCAAAGACAAACGAGTGGCGCAAAATCAAGCCCTATCGTGAAAACGGCTTGCCAAACATGCTTCACCACTTCAACAAGCTTCGGGTTGGGCAACGACGCGGGGTTCCTGATTTAGCGCCGGTTATTGAAGCAATCAAGCAGTTGACCCGGTACACCGAAGCCGAATTAATGGCCGCGGTGGTGCAAAGCTTCTTCACGATTTTTGTCAAGACGGCTGACGGTGAAGGCCTTGGCTTTGACACGGGGGCCGGGGGTTCTTCTTCGGATGGCGATGATTACAAGATGGGATATGGCAACATGATTGACCTTAACCCGGATGAAGAAGTTTCTTTTGCTGATCCGAACAGGCCAAACAAGCAGTTTGACGGCTTTGTAAACAGCTTGGCTGGGATGATCGGCGCGGCCGTTGAAATCCCCCGGGAAATCCTGTTGAAGCACTTTACTTCAAGTTATTCCGCTTCACGGGCGGCGCTTCTTGAGGCATGGCGCTTTTTCATCAATCAACGGAAATGGCTGATAGACTCGATTTGTCTACCCGTCTATGAAGTCTTTTTTTATGAAGCCGTTTCCCTTGGCCGCATTTATGCGCCCGGCTACCTGACCGGCGATCCACTTATAAAAAGGGCATGGTTGGGCGCTGATTGGATCGGGCCAAGCCGGGGCATGATTGACGAATTGAAAGAGGCTGAAGCGGCCGAAAGGCGGCTTGAATTGGGCCTGACCACGCTTGCGGAAGAAACGGCCGCTTTGACCGGTGGCGATTGGGAGAAGAAGCACCCGCAACGGGTAAAAGAGGTAAAGAAGCGGCTGGCGGACGGGCTGGAATTGCCGCTTGATCAAGTTCAGGAGTTCAGACGATGAAAAACGACATGACCCGGGCCTTTCAGGCTGTAGCTTCAACGCCTTGGGCGATTTCCACGGAAGCCCTTGACCAGATCATAAATATTTCGAACCGGGCCAATGATCACCCTGAAGAGCTTGTAAACCGGCTTGAAATGCTGGCGGCAAAGACCGGGGATAAGATAGCTGAAACCCATTATGCCACGGTACGCGGATCGGTTGCCGTTTTGAACGTTGTCGGGCCTATTTTCCGATATGCAAACCTTATGACGGACATGAGCGGGGCGCTTTCCCTGGAAATTCTGTCAAAGGATTTTGCCCGGGCCGAAGCTGACGAAACAATTGAACAGATCGTCATGGTTTACGATTCCCCGGGCGGACAGGCAACGGG